CGAGCCGAAGTATTTCGACATCGCCTGCAAGCGCATCGAGGACGCTCAGCGCCAAGGCGACTTCTTCGTGGGAGCCGCCGCATGACTCCGCCGGACGAGTTCGACTGGCAAGCGCAGTCCAAAGCCATCCGCTCCGCGCGCATCACCTGGGCTTGCATCGCCGCTGCTCTGGCGGTGATCGGGGTCGCGGTTTGGGGGGTGGTATGAACGCCGCGGTCGATCACGCGGGCATGGACGACGCTGCGTTCCGCGCATCGGTCGTCGGCGCCAGCGAAGTCGCGGCGCTGTTCGACGCCTGCCCCTACCTTACGCATTTCGAGCTCTGGCACCGCAAGACCGGCGACATCGCCACGCCCGCGTTCGACGAGATGCGCGACGACGGCACGCCGGAGAACGAGCGCATCTATTGGGGCGTTCGCCTCGAGGCGGCGATCCTCGAAGCGGCGTGCGAGCGGTACGGCTACACCATCGAAGCGCGCGATACCCGGCTGATTAACGGCAACGGTCTCGGCGGGCATCCCGACGCGATCGCCACCTGTCCCGAGCGCGGGCGCGGTATCCTCGAAATCAAGACCGCCGATTGGCTGGTGCGCAAAGGCTGGGGCGACGAGCCGCCGCTGCACTACCTGCTGCAGAGCCAAGCCTATCAGGGCCTCGCCGGTGTCTCATGGGGCGACGTGCTGGTGCTCGTCGGCGGCAACAAGCTCGAGCGGTTCCAGTACGAGTTCCGCCCCAAGGTCTATGCCGAGATCGAAAAGCGCGTCGCGGCATTCTGGCGGACCATCGAGGCGGGCACCCCGCCGCCGGCCGATTACAGCCGCGATCTCGAAGCGATCAAGGAACTCTACGGCGAACAGGGCGACGAGACGATCGATCTCGCCGGCGACAACCGCGCTGCCATTGCCTGCGCTGAGTACCTTGCAGCGGCTGAGGAAGCGAAGCTCGCCGCTGCTCGCAAGGAAGCTGCGCAAGCCGAGCTGATCGACAAGCTGAAAGACGCAGCCTTCGCCACCGCCGACGGGTTCACGATCCGCTCGACGCTGGTGAAGGCGATCCCGGAACGCGAGGCGGAACCGGGGGAAATCATCCGTGGGCGCAAAGCCTATCGCAGGCTCACAGTGAAGGAACGTGGCGATGTCTGAGTTTGGGGACACGCGTCTCCCTCGGCGGTTTTGGGACAAGGTTTCTCCGGAGCCGACCTGCCGGCGAGCGGCCTACACGAAGAGGAGAGAGAACTGATGGCTACTCAGATTGAAGAGCGGCGCGCCGACCCGCTCGCGGTGTTCCGGCAAACCCTCTCGCAGCCGCAGATGCGCGAGCAGATCAAAATGGCGCTGCCCAGCCACATCCCTGTGGAACGGTTCGAACGCGTCTCGCTAACGGCGGTCCAAAACAACCCGGACCTGTTGAACGGCAACAAGGTCGAGCGCCGCTCGCTGTTCGGCGCGCTGGTGAAGGCGGCGCAAGATGGCTTGCTGCCGGACGGACGCGAAGGCGCGATCGTGCCTTTCAAGGGCAAGGCGCAGTGGATGCCGATGGTCGCCGGCATCATGAAGAAGGTGCGAAACAGCGGCGAGATCGCGAGTTGGGACGCATTCGCGGTCTACGAGAAGGATGAGTTCGAACGCCTGCTCGGCGATGACATGCGCATCTTCCACAAGCCCTACGAAGAGGGCGATCCGGGCCAGGTCGTCGGTGCCTATTCGATCGTGACCTTCAAGGACGGCTCGAAGAGCAAGGACTACCTGCCCCGGTGGCGCATCGACAAGGCGCGCCAACAGAACCCGATCGGCGCGAACAGCCTCATGTGGACGAAGTTCTACGACGAAGGCGCGATCAAGTCGGTGATCCGGCACCATTCGAAACGGCTCCCCATGGCAACTGACGTGGAAGCCATTTTCGAACGCGACGAGACGATGAGCCCGGCGGGCGGCTTCCAACCGGCTGTCATCGAAGGCGGCGCTGCCGAAGCCCCAGTCAGCCGGCTCGACGCGCTCGAGCATCACATCGAGGATGCGGAGCCGGAGACTGTCGAGCCGGAAACTGACGAGGTTTCGCCCAGCGACGAGAAGCTGGCGCACGTGCGCGCGAGCATCGCCGCGGCGAAGAACATCAAGGGTCTGCAGGCCGTCGACGCCGATTGGGTGAATGCCCGCGCGGCCTACGACGATGAAACCGCCTCCGAGATCGACCAGCTCATCACCGGCCGCCGGCGCGAACTCGAGGCGGCGTGATGGCGGACGCTGCCCCCCAACACGCACTCATGCCCGTTGCCCGGCTCGTCGAGCAGGCGTCGCGTATTTTCGGCATCCCTGCCGACGTGCTGCGGGGGCGGCGGCGCATCGGCCATATCGCGGTCGCGCGGCAGGCTGTTTACCTCGTCGCGCTCGAAATCGGATGGCCGAGCACTCTGGTTGGCCGGCGGATGGGGCGGGATCACTCGACCGTGTTCTACGGTCGCGACGCTGCGAACGCGTGGGTCAAGCACAATCCCGAATATGCCGCGAAGGTTGACCGGCTTCGCGCCTTTGCGCGCAAGTCGATCGACGCCCCTTACGAGGGTGAGCCGCCGAGCGCGAGCGTGATTCCCGCGGTCAAGCGCGCCGCCGCAGCGGTGCCTGATCGAGAGCCCCGCACGAGCGACAACCTCGACCGCGCCAACCGCCGCGCCGGGTCAGACCTCCTCATCGCCGCGCTGCGCCGCGAATTTCCCGAGCGGTGCGCGGCATGATCCAGCTTCGCCCCTACCAATCCCAGGCGATCGCCGAGTGCCGCGAAGCCTACGCGCACGGCCACCGCGCGGTGCTGCTGCAGATGCCCACCGGCGCGGGCAAGACAATGACGGCCTCGACTGTCGTTCACGGCGCGGCGGCGCGGCGAAACGCGACCTGGTGGCTGACGCACCGGCGCGAGCTGGCGGCTCAAGCCAGCCAGACGTTTCACGGGCTCGGCATTCCGCACGGCACGGTGCAGGCGGGGCACATCTCCGATCCCTACGCGATGGTGCAGGTGGCATCGATCCAGACCATCGCGCGGCGGATCGAGAAACTGCCACCGCCGAAGCTGATCGTTTTCGATGAAGTTCATCACATTGGAGCCGCTTCGTGGGATGCGCTGTTCCACGCCTTCCCCGCCGCGAAAATCCTCGGGCTCACCGCAACGCCGTGGCGGCTCGACGGTCAAGGGCTTGGCCGCTGGTTCGGCCACATGGTCGAAGGGCCGGATACCGCATCGCTGATCGAGGAAGGCTCGCTCTCCCCCTATCGGCTGTTCGCGCCGGCCACGCCCGACCTGTCCGGCGTCGCCACCTCACAAGGCGACTACCAGCGCGGCGCTTTGGCGAAGGCGATGGACAAGCCGCAAATCGTCGGCGACGCCATCGGCCACTACCGCCGGCTCTGTCCGGGAAAGCGCGCTGTTGCCTTCGCGGCCGGCGTCGAGAACTCGAAGCACATCGTCGATCAGTTCCGCGGCGCGGGCATCCCGGCCGAGCATGTGGACGGGTCCATGTCCAACGAAGAGCGCGACGCTGCGGTTGAGCGATTCCGGCGCGGGGAAACGCTGGTGCTGTCCAACGCGGACCTGTTCGGCGAAGGGTTCGACGTGCCGGCGATCGAGGCGGCCATCCTTCTTCGGCCGACCAAATCGCTCTCCCTCTACCTGCAGCAGGTCGGGCGCGCACTTCGCCCGGCGGACGGCAAGACCGAGGCGGTGATCCTCGACCATGCTGGCAACTCATTGGCTCACGGCCTGCCCGACGACGTGCGCGAGTGGAGCCTCGACGACCGCGAAAAGCGCAAGCGCGCGGACAAAGGCGAAGTCTCGATACGGCAGTGTTCTGAGTGCTTCTTCGTCTATCGGCCTGCTCCGAAGTGTCCGCAGTGTGGCCATGTTGCGGAAGTGGCGAAGCGCGAGATCGAAGTCGTCGAGGGCACGCTGGCGGAGGTGTCCGCTGCCGAACTCGCGATGCGCCGTGCCGAACGCCGCGAGGAATCTGTCTCCCACACCCTCGCTGACTGGCAGGCGCTCGCCGCCCGCCGCGGATACAAGCCTGGCTGGGCCTACCACCGCTACCAGGCGCGGCAGCGGAGGGCTGCTTAGTGTCCGCCCGCCACAACGATCTCGTCCGCGAAATCCGCCTGTTCCTCTCCGAAGTGGGGGCGGTCAGCGCCAACATCGACACACCCGGCCTGCTCTACACCCGCGACGGCAAGCCCGTTCGTCTCGGCACCAAGGGCACGCTCGACATCGCCGCCACGCTCAAGGGGCGCGCGATCTGGATCGACGCGAAGACCGGCAGCGATCGGCTCAAGCCCGCGCAGCGCAACTTCGCCGCGGCGCAGGAACGCGCCGGCGGCATCGCGTTCGAGGCGTGGTCAGTCGAGGACGTGGCCAAGCGGCTCAGGCACGAGGGGTTGATCGATGGTTGACCTGTCCCCGGCCCAAGCCTTCGTCGCGGCCAACTCGCCGACGATCGACGATATGAACAACCTCTCGGCACGCCTCTACGCGCTGTCCAAGGACTGCCCAGGCAAAGCGTGGTGGGACGCCGACCCGATGCACCCGGCGATCTGCCGCGCGCTGCGCATCGATCCTGCCGACGAGGGCGCGGTGTTCGCCAAGGCCCCGTTCCGGCTCGCGCAGATCGACGGCGCTCATGTCATTCTCGCCGCCTATCCTACTCCGCGCATGCTGGGCCCGGTCGATGGGGACTGGCTCGGCATCGAGACCGTCATCGCGTGGCATCCCCGCAGCGACGCCGCCACGATCCTCGCCGACCCCGAACCGCAATTGACCGGCCGGCTGACCGACGACACCCCAAGGCTCTACGCCAGCGCCCGCTCGTTCTTCACCGACTGGCTGCGCGCCCGCGCCGCGTTCTTCGTGCTGTGGCAGCAGTCCCGCAAGGGCAAGTGGGCGCACGGCGCTACCGAACATGATCTCGCGCCAGGCGCGCTCGTCGTCGGCAATGTCGATGCGATCCGCTGGCGGCCTTCCACTATGCCTGAAAACCTCGAATGCGTCGGCCTCGACGCGAAGAAGCTCAACCGCGCGCTCCTCAAAGCAGCGCGCGTGCCCCGCGCTCACCAATCCAGTGTGAGGGCCGCGGCATGATGGCGGATGTCGTCCACCTCGACGCCTGGAAGGGCAAGCTGCAGCAGAACGGCAAGGGCGGCGCGAAGAAAAGCGTCACCAACCTGATGCTCTATCTGCAGAACGTGCGCGAACTCGGCAACACGATCCGCTGGAACGAACTCGCCCAGCGCGCGGAGTGGAACGGGCGGCCGATCGAGGACAGCGACCTGATCGACATTCGCCTGATCCTCGAAGGGCACAACTTCGAGCCGCCGAAGGAAGACATCCTGCCGGCGGTGATCCGCCACGCGCGCGATAACGCGTTCCACCCCGTTCGCGATTACCTCAAGGGGCTGCGGTGGGATGGCGTGCCCCGGCTCGATCACTGGCTGCGCGAATGCCTCGGCGCGCCGGACAGCGCGTTCAACCGGCTCGTCGGGCGCAAGACGCTCATCGCGGCGGTCGCGCGCGCGTTCAAGCCCGGCGTCAAGGTCGATACCGTGCTGGTGCTCGAGGGTCCGCAGGGCATCAAAAAGAGCTCCGCCATCGCGGCGCTGTTCGGCGAGGAATGGACCGCGGAGTCCGTCAACCTGTTCGACCAGCACAACAAGATGGTCATGGCGATGATGGGCGCGTGGGTCGTCGAACTCGCCGAGTTCATTGCGATCGCCAAGCGGGACCAGAACACGGTCAAGGGCATGCTCTCGATGCGCTCCGATCGCGTCGTCCTGCCTTACGCCAAGATCGCGTCCGATCACCCGCGCCAGTGCATCTTCTTCGGCACGATCAACCCAGGCGAGACGGGCTATCTGACCGACAGCACCGGCAACCGCCGTTATTGGCCGGTCGAGGTCGTCCGCGCGGACATGGCGAAGATCAAGGACCGCCGCGACCAGCTCTGGGCAGAGGCCGCCAAGGCGTACTTCGCTGGCGAGAACTGGTGGCTCGACGATGATGCGCAGACGCTTGCCGAGCGGGAAGTTGCGACGCGCGAGAAGTATGACGTGTGGGATGAGCTGCTGATTGAGAAGATCGCGCGCGTCGAGGCGGACCAGGGCGGTCCCATCAAGAGTCTGACTCTCGGCTACGCGCTGGAACTGATCGGCGTGCCTGGCGAGCGTATGGGTGAGCGTGAGCGCGATCGCGCCGCCGCCTGCCTCTCCCGCCTTGGCTATCAATCCGTTCCCCGGAAAGTTCGTGACGCGCAGACAGGAAAAAGAGTGCCGGTGAGGGTCTATCGAAGGGCCGAAGAATGACGAATTTCCGCCATTCCCGACGTGACTACAGGGGTGACTACAGGGGTGACTACAGCCCCTCGGTTTCGCGCGCTTGCTGTAGTCACCCTGTTCATATCGTAAGCACCCAACATGAACGAGGTGACTACCGGCGTGCTAATTTGCCCCTTGCTGTAGTCAGGTCGGTAGTCGGCTCAAGCCATTGCGAACAAACGCTTTCCGGCCATCTGACTACTAGACTACTCTCTATTTCTAAAGAAAAGAATAGAGAGGGAAAAACACTGGCCAAGGGAATACGCGCGCGAGGCGTAGTCAGTAGTCATCGCCCACCCACATGGCAGGCTGGCTCAGGCTGCGGGGTTGAAGTCACCGACCACGCAATCACGCGCTACATCGAGCGTGTCGATCCCCGCGCCGATTACGTCACGGCCATCGCGGCGCTCTCCAGCCCCGCCATCATCGCCGCGATCAAGTTCGGTGCGCCCTACGTCCGCCTCCCCGGCAACCAGCGGATCGCACTCGATGGGGCAACCGTGGTGACCGTGCTGCCGGCGGGTCAATCGATCGGCTGCCTGGATCGAAGGATCGCTCGATGAACATGCTCGCGCGCAATCAGGAGTTCACTGTGGTCGCAGCCCCGACAACCGAATGGCTTGTGCTGCGCTGCTCACCCGGACGCACCATGGCCCTTGCCGCGGCGCTGCGGGATCGGGGTGCATGGACCCCGACGTGGACCAGGCGGCGGATCATCAAAGGCAAGCACCTCAACGTGACCGAGGCGTGCATCCCCGGTTTCGTGTTCGCCCCTGTGGCTCACTACTTCGATCTGCGAGACATGCCGCTTGCTCGCTTTACCTTCATGCGAGACCATGAAGGCAAGCCAACGAGGGTTCGGGATGGCCAACTAAACCCGCTTCGCAAGATCGCCGACAAACCCCTCATCCCGGCGAGCCAGCTACCTCGGCCGGGCGCTATGGTGCGCTTCACGTCTGGCCCTTTCGAGGGAATGCGCGGCAAGGTGATAAACTGCACGATCCGCGCGGCGAGGGTCGCCATCCACGGAATCCACAACCCGGTTCAAATGCCCCCTTCCATTCTTCAGGAAACAGGGCTAGAATCTGAACCGGCTAAGAGGGCTACACGCCTTCGGAACCGCGCCTAGTACCTGAGCCGGTATCGGCTATGTGGGAACGGCGAGCACTCGCTGCGCTATGGAGCAAGGCGAAAAAACGGCCCGAGAAGCAGCGGTAACTGCGACCCGAGCCTGACCAGAACGAAGGGTAAGTTCGCAATGGCTAAGAATCCTATACCCCGACCAGGCCAGCCAATTCAACTAGGCGAGTTCCTGCTTGGGGATCACCGACACCCCGCAGTCTACTTCCTGCATGACGAAGGCGAGATCGTCTATGTCGGGCAGACCACCACGTTGAAGTGGCGGATCGAGACACACTTGCGGGAAGGCGTGAAGACGTTTGACGCGGTATCCTTCGCGCCTTGCTGCGTATCGCGGCTGTTTGAGGTGGAGGGCCACTACATTCGCAAGCTGGTGCCGACCTACAATCAGTGCACCGTGGCTAAGTCGGTCAGGTTTGAAGATAGCTTGATCTCAGATAACCCGCCTATCCGAGTGATCGACGGGCAAGACTGCGTTGGATCGCTTGGTCTATCCCGCATCATGCTATGCAGCCGACCATTCGCCAAGCAACTGATCGCCATGACTGGCAAGGACCATGTGACGCTAGGCGAAGCGTTTCAGATTGCTATGATGGTCAGGGAGCCGACCGAGGCGGACTTGGCTGGATTAGCAAGATGACTGACGAAATCGAAGAATGGCTTGAGGTGCAGACGTTCGGTTCGCCTTACGTCATCCAGATCGGTTCGCGCACGGGGCGCAGACGTTGGCGCAAATACGGCGATACTGGCGAGTGGAAGAACGGCAACCCACCGCCACGCAATCGCAGACAGTTTGAACCCTAAGCATTTCCAGAAACACCATTCGGCGGGTTGATCCTCTCCCCTGCCCGCCGGAGCCCGCTCCCACCACCCGAGACACCGAGCAGCGCAACATCGAGGCGCCAACCGGGTAGCGCTGCGTGAGCGGGCGAATTTCATGGAGGCTCTGATGGCGTGGAGCCGAGAGAGCCGGCACAAACGGGGATACGGCACGGCCTGGGATAAGCTCAGGAAGCGCATCCTCGCCCGCGACAAGCACCTCTGCCAGCAATGCAGGCGCGAGGGCAGGATCACATCAGGTAATCAGGTCGACCACATCAAACCCAAGGCGAAGGGCGGAACCGACGACGAGACCAACCTCGAGACGCTCTGCAAGGCCCACCACGACGAGAAGACCGCGCGCGAGAACGGAGCCCGGCCCCGAGTGCAGATCGGCATCGACGGGTGGCCCGTTCAGGTTTGACGGGCGGGGGGGTGAACGAAAGTTTGGAGCCGTTCGGCCTAGGACCGCCGCGGAAAGTCGCAATTCAGTTTTTCCCCGAATTTGGTTTTAGGAGCAGCGAATGGGAACGCGCGGGCCGCGCTCGTCAGCGAGCCTGGCGGTCATATCCAACAGTGGCATCGAGGCGATCGAACGTCCGCGTCCGCCGGCCGATTTGTCAGACGACATGGCGGGCGAATGGGTTGCGATCGTCAACCGGCTCCCGGCCGATTGGTTCACCCATGAGACCACGCCGTTGCTTGCCCAATACTGCCGACACATCGTGGCCGCCCGCAAGGTCGCTGCGTTGGTCGCCCAAGCCGAGGCTGATCCCGAATGCGATCTCAAGGATTACGATCGGCTCTTGAAGATGCAGGAGCGCGAGGGTCGAGCCCTCACCTCGCTCGCGACGAAGATGCGGATTTCTCAGCAGTCGACCTATGACAAGTCGAAAAAGAAGCCCGCGCAGTCGCGCAAGCTCTGGGAGGGCTGAGACCCGCGGCGAGCGGAACATCCGCTGGATTGAAAAGCACTGTCGGATCCCTGAGGGGCGCGATGTCGGCAAGCCCGTGAAGTTGCGGGAATGGCAGAAGCGGGAAATTCTGAAGGTCTATGACAACCCGCATGGCACGCGCCGCGCGATTATCAGCTTCGGCCGCAAGAACGCAAAAACTACCCTAGCCTCGTTTCTGCTCCTACTCCACTTATGCGGGCCGGAATCTGTACCGAACTCGCAGCTCAATAGCGCCGCACAATCCCGCGACCAAGCCGCGATCCTCTACAAGCTGGCGGCCAAGGTCGCCCGGATGTCGCCGACGATCAACGACGCGGTTGTTCCGCGCGACGCAGCGAAGGAGCTTTTCTGCCCCGAGCGGGGGACGCTCTACAGGGCGCTGAGCGCCGACGCTTCGACGGCTTACGGCCTGAGCCCCGTGTTCATCGTTCACGACGAACTGGGGCAGGTGAAAGGACCGCGGTCGGAACTGTACGATGCACTCGAGACGGCGGTGGGGGCGCATGAAGCGCCGCTGTCGATCGTGATCTCGACTCAGGCACCGACCGATGGTGATTTACTCTCGGTGCTGATCGACGACGCGCTTGCCGGCAACGATCCGCGCGTCGTGCTGTCGCTTTACACCGCTGAGCCAACGGCGGACCCGTTCGACGAAAAGACTATCCGGCAGGCCAACCCGGCATTCGGCGATTTCCTGAACGCGACCGAAGTGCTGGCGATGGCCGAAGATGCGCGGCGGATGCCGAGCCGAGAAAACGAGTACCGCAATCTGGTGCTTAACCAGCGCGTCGATCGCAACAGTCCGTTTATCAGCAAGGCGATTTGGCAAGCGAACGGCGAGGCGCCTTCGGACGATTGGGGCGACGCGGACGTGTACGCCGGCCTCGACCTGTCAGCGGTCCACGACCTGACGGCATTTGTTCCGATCGCATGGGTCAACGATGCTTGGGAAACGAAGCCGACCTTTTGGCTCCCAGGCGAAGGACTTGCCGAGAAATCGCGCGCCGACCGGGTGCCTTATGATCTCTGGGCGCAGCAAGGGCATCTGCAGACAACGCCCGGGCGAGCGATCCAGTACGAGTACGTCGCTGAATGGCTGTTCGGTTTCTACATCGCTCACCCGCGGTTGAAGGTTGCTTTCGACAGATGGGGCATGAGGCATTTGCGCCCGTGGCTCCTGAGAGCAGGGTTCACCGAGGAACAGATCGACGAGGTATTCGCCGAGTTCGGCCAGGGGTTTCAATCGATGTCCCCGGCCATGCGGGAACTTGAGACCGCCCTGCTTGAGGAAAAGGTCCGCCACGGCGGGCATCCGGTCCTGACGATGTGTGCGGCAAATGCCGTGGTGACGACTGACCCGGCGGGGAATCGCAAGCTGAACAAGGCCAAGGCGGCGGGAAGGATCGATGGCATGGTCGGCTTGACGATGGCTTTCGGCATTGCGCCGGACTCAAACGAAGCCGCGACTTCGGTCGACGACTGGATCGCGAGCTACGCCTGATGGCGTATCAGCTATCCGCCGCGGCCAAGCGCGCCGAGGCCGCGTGGCGCAAGCCGGTGGCGGCGAAAGACATTCTGCCTTGGCGCGGGGGCGCTGCCTCGACCGAGAACGGCGACAACTTCGTCCGCAATCAGGTGACGGTCGCAGAACTGAGCGACACGCTGCGAATGAGCGGACGCAACGCTCTGGGGCTCTCGGCGACATGGGCGTGCATCAACCTGCTTGCCGGCACGATCGCCTCACTACCGCTGATGGTTTATCGCGACGAGAACGGCATTCGCCGCGTTGCGCGCGATCATCCGCTCTACTGGCTGCTGCACGACAGCCCGAATTATGACCAGACTGCGGTCGATTTCTGGGAGTACATGGCCGCCGGCATCGAGTTGCAGGGCAACGCCTACGCGCGGATTGAGCGCGGCGTGAGTGGCGGCATCATCGCGCTAACTCCTGTTCGCCCGGATCGAGTGACAGCCAAGCGTAATGCATCGGGCGACATAGAATACCGCTGGTCTGAGGATGGCCGGGAGGTTGTACGGCGCAATCAGGACATTCTGCACATTCGCGGGCCGCTCGGGGATGCGCTGTCCGGCGCCTCAACGCTGAGTGTCTGCCGCGGCGCGTTCGATTCCGCTCTGGCGGCTGATGGGGCGGCTGAGACGTTCTTTTCCAACGGAATCCGCCCGAGCGGTATTCTATCGACCGACCCGTCCATTTCGCTTTCGCCTGAGCAGCGCCAGGAGTTCGAGCAGCTACTGACCGCCAAGTTCCGCGGCGCGCTCAATGCCGGACGACCGATGCTGCTCGATCGCGGCATGAAATGGCAGCAACTCGACCTGTCGCCGGAAGATGCGCAGATGCTTGAGACGCGCGGGTTCGGCATCGAGGAGATTTGCCGGATCTTCGGTGTTCCGCCGCACATGGTCGGCCACTCGGAGAAGTCGACGAGCTGGGGCAGCGGCATCGAGCAGCAGACGCTCGGATTCGTGAAGTTCAGCCTGCGCCGCCGCTTGAAGCGGATCGAGCAAGCACTGGAAAAGCAACTTTTGACCAAGGCCGAGCGTGATGCCGGCGTGACGATCGAGTTCAACCTGGAAGGCTTGCTTCGCGGCGACAGTGCCGGACGCTCGGCCTTCTACCAGACCATGACACAACTCGGCGCGATGACGATCAACGAAGTTCGCGCGCTTGAAAACCTGCCGCCGGTGACTGGCGGCGATGTCCCCAGAATGCAGATGCAGAATGTCCCGATCACGCAAGCGGGGCAGGAGGACCAGTGATGTTTCACAAGGACTTCGGTCTCGAGATCAAGAAGGCCGACGAGGCCGGTGTGATCGAAGGCTACGGCAGCACGTTCGGCGGTGAGCCGGACAGCTATGGCGACGTCATCATGCCCGGCGCCTACGCGGAATCGCTGGTCAAGCATAAGCGCGCGGGCACCATGCCGCTGATGCTGTGGGGCCACCAGTCCGGGGAATTGCCGATCGGCAACTGGGAAGACATGGCCGAGGACGGCAAGGGGCTGTGGGTCAAGGGTCAACTCGACCTTGACGACCCGATGGGGCAGCGCGTGCATCGCGCGATCAAGCGCAAGTCGGTCCGCGGCCTGTCGATCGGTTACGAGACGATCGAGGCGAAGAACGATCCGAAGCGCCCCGGCGTGCGCCTGCTCGAAAAGCTGGATCTGTGGGAGGTTTCCCCGGTCAATTTTCCAGCCAATCGTCGCGCGACGGTCACCGGCGTGAAGGGCATTCTCGAGGCCGGCACACTGCCGACCCTCTCGCAATTCGAGGAGTTCCTGCGCGAGGCAGGCTTTTCGAAGACCCAGGCCACCGCAATCGCGGGCAAGGGCCTGGCTCCGTTGCTCCGGGGTGAGCCCGGCAACACCACCGACGCCGACGAATATCTCGCGGCACTCGCGGCGCAGATGAGCGCCTGACTCACCCCAGAACAGGGAAATTCTATTATGAGCACTGAGACCAAGACGGCGGCCGAGCTGGCCGCCGAGACCAAGGCCGCGTTCGAGCGCAGGCACGACGAGGTGAAGGAAATCGCCGAGAAGGCGCTCGCGCTGGCCGAGGAAGGCAAGTCGCTGTCCGAAGCCGAGAAGGCGAAGGCCGACGAAGCACTGACCGGCCTGAACGAGGTCAAGGGCCTCTTCACCGAACTGGAGCAGAAGCTCGCACGCGATCGGGATCAGCAGACCGGGCCGAATACGGCCGGTGCGCGTTTCGTCGAGAGCGAAGGCTTCAAGAACTTCGCCGGGCAGACTCGCCCCCGTGGCCGCTTCATCGAGGAAGTGAAGGACATTACGTCCCTCACCACCGACGCAGCCGGTTCGGTCGGCACTCTGGTGCAGCCGCAGCGTGTGGCCGGAACCGAACTTCCGCGCCGTCGCATGACGATCCGCGCGCTTCTGGCGCAGGGTCAGACTAACTCGAACTCGATCGAATACGATCGCGAGGTCGGCTTTACCAACAATGCCGCAACCGTGGCGGAAGGTGCTGCCAAGCCGCAGTCCGAGATCCAGTATGAAGAAGCGGACGCGAAGGTCGTCACAATCGCTCACTGGATGCGGACCTCGGTGCAGATCCTCGCGGACGCGCCGGCACTGCGTTCAATCATCGACAACCGTCTGCGCTACGGTCTGGCCTATGCCGAGGAGCAGAAGCTGCTCAACGGTGCGGGCGGGACCGATCTCGAGGGGCTCGTCACTGCGGCGACTGCTTATGCGGCACCCGGTGGCCTGGTGGCGGATCAGCTGATCGACACCGTTCGCCTCGGGATTCTGCAGGTGGCACTCGCTGAATATCCGGCGAACGGCATCGTCATGAACCCGATCGACATGGCGTACATCGAGATGCTCAAGGACGCGAATGAGAACTATCTCATCGGCGATCCGCAGGGCACGATCCAGAAGCGCCTCTGGGGGCTTCCGGTGGTCGAAACGCAGGCGATGACGGTGGACAAGTTCCTTGTCGGTGCCTTCGACCTCGCGGCGCAGATTTTCGACCGGCAGGATGCCACCGTCGAGGTTTCGACCGAGGATCAGGACAACTTCGTCAAGAACAAGGTGACGATCCGCGCCGAGGAACGCCTCGCGCTCGCGATCTATCGCCCCGAGGCCATCGTGTTCGGTGACCTCGGCCGCGTCACCTGACGCTGACGACAGGGGGAGGAGGCGGGCTCCAAGCTCGCCTCCTTTCTTGAGGGCCGCTGCGGCGACCTTCTGGAAAGGAGTTCTCCACATGGCAAAGAACGATATCCGCAACGGACAGCTTGAGTACGGCATTTTCCATGCGGCCGAAGAAGATGCGCGCGCGGCAGGCATTGGCGTATTTGGCAGCAAGAACGCCGGCGCAGCACCATCGAACAAAGCGGCCACGCCGACCAGCGACAAGTCACTCACCTCGATGACCAAGGCCGAGCTGCTCGACACGGCGAAGGCGGAAGGCGTGGCGGTCGAGACCGACGACAACAAGGCCGATCTTGTCCGCAAGATCGAAGCAGCGAGGAAGTAAGCGATGGCATTTCTCAACGACGACATTCTCGACGCGGCTCTGACCGAGCTCGACACCGCCACGATCATCCACATCTGTTCGGCTGCTCCGTCGAGCTATGCCAACGTCGCTTCGGTGACGCTCGGCAACAAGAACTTCGGCGCAGGCGGTTGCTTCGGTGCGCCTGCCAACGGCGGCACTAGCGGACGCAAGGTTGCCACCACGGCGATCACGGACGGCACGGTTACGGGCACGGGCACGGCAACCCATTGGGCGGCTGTGGACGGCACGCGGCTGCTGTGCTGGCAGACGCTTTCGTCCTCGCAGGCGGTGACGAGCGGGAATACGTTTACTTTGAGCAGCACGGACGTGACGTTCCCCGACCCGGCTTAATCCGTAGGCCGGGAGGCGTTCGATGGCCTTTCCGTCAGTCGTTGCGACGACAAATTACGACAGCGGAACCACCGCTGCTACAACTTGGACGGCGTTCACCGGCCACGCGGTTAGCGTTGGTGATCTGCTTGTAGTCATCGTTTCGTCGGACGGTACGCCCACACTATCCGCCGCCGGATGGACCTTGCTGGGAAAGGTGAACGGCCCTGGCACGAACGCCTCCGCGATATTTTGGAAGTTAGCGGCGAGCTCGACCGAGAGTTTCACGCTCACATCGTCTGCGAGTGAGCTTTTCACGGCCATCCTCTATCGGATTTCCGGCGCGGACTCGATCGATGGCGTCAGCAGAACCAGCGATCTCAACAACACGCCTCCGCCGCTTTCGACGGGGGTGGCTAGAGACTATTTGTGGATAGTCACTTCACATTACTTCACGGGCGCTAATGTCGTCACGGATGCGCCTGCTGGATACAGCGGGCTTTCCTCTCGGGCGGGTGCCAGTGGAGATTCAAACTCATCAATCGTAGCTGCGGCACACAAAACCGCTAACGCAGCGTCGGAAACTCCCGCCGCGTTCACTCCGCCTGGCAATTTCGCCAACTGGACGCTTGCTGTTTGGGACAGCGGTGCAGGCGGCGGCGCCGAGGACAACCTAACCGCTTCCAGCCTAACTTCCGGCACCCCGACGCTCGGCACGCCTACCTTGGCATCATCGGGCGGTGGCGGAACAGTCTCGTCGGTTGAATACGGATCGTCTGCCAACAGTTCCGCCAACGCTTCGACATACACCTTTTCGGGACTGACGTTCGGGGCCGCCAGCGAAACCCGCTACATCGCGGCTGCGGTTGCATGGCGGTCTGCGGGTAACACAAACGACATCTCAAGCGTCACTATCGGAGGGGTGACAGCAACACTGGTAGGCAAGGCCCGCAACATTGGCGGGACGAACGGTGTCTCTGGCGCGCATATTTACATCGCAGCCGTGCCGACCGGCACGACCGGGACTGTGGTGGTGTCGCTTTCTGAAACGGCGGTTCGCGCGGGCGTCTCGGTTTATGCGCTCGACGGGCTAGACGGAGCTACGGCGTCGGCAACGGCAATTGACGATACGGGCACATCTGCCCTGTCGGCAACAATCAACCCGCCCGCCGACGCACACGCAATTGGCATCCTGTTTCACGGGATAAGCGGGAGCCGGATGAGTTCGGCTCATGGCGACCTGTCCGCAGGCAGTCAGTCGGTCAACGCTTCCATAAGCGGCTCAAATGCAACCTGGACCGGGTTGACCGAGGATTACGATTTCCTCCTTGAAAGCACGAACGGCAATTATTCGGCGCTACTGGTTGCGACGTGGACGAAGCGGGCGGGATCGGCGGCTGACGCATTAACCGCCAGCAACCTCACCAGCGGCACGCCGACACTTAGCACCGCAGCGGTAGGGCAGACGCACGCGGTTACAGCGAATGCGCTCACAACCTCTGTCCCCACGCTGGGCACGCCCTCGCTTGGCATAGTTGACACAGAGGACAACCTAAGCGCCAGCAGCCTGACCGCCGCGGCTCTAACGCTCGGTTCGCCCTCGATAGGGCAGGCACACGCAATATCCGCGAGTGCGCTGCTAGCGGGAACGCCAACGCTCGGCAGCGCATCGGTAGGACAGGTTCATAGCCTCGATGCGACGGGCCTGACCACAACCGCACCGACCCTTGGGACGCCCGCGCTTGGGCTGGTCGATACGCAAGACGAACTTGGCGCGGACAACCTAACTGCTGCCGAACCGACCCTTGGCAATCCGGCCATTGGACAGGCGCACGGACTGACTGCCACCAGCCTCACCGCTGGAACGCCTGAAATTGGCACACCGGCGCTCGCTCAGGGCCATTCGATCAGCGCGGCGGGGATTGACGCATCTGCGCCGACACTAGGCTCAGGCGCGCTTACACAGGCCCACAGCCTTACCGCTTCGGGCATTGCTGCAGCAACGCCGACACTCGACACGGCCACCATCGGCCAGACGCACGCACTTAACGCGGAAGGAATAGAGACTACCCCGACCCTGGGCACGCCGGGGATGTCGGGCGAGATTAGCCTGAGTGCCAACGCGATCACTGCCACGCCGCAAGTCGGCACCGCAACGATCGGTCAGGTTCACAGCCTCGTCGCGAGCGCCATTGAAGCCGGCGCACCCGAACTCGGTTCGCCGAGCCTAGAGACTTACAGCAACACGGTCGCTCTCGCCGCGACCGGCATCGAGGCAACCCCGACGCTGGGGCAACCGGCACTTAGCGAAAACGAAAGCCCGGTCGATAACCTGTCGGCGACAAGCCTGGCGGCTGCTGCCCCAACGCTTGATTTGCCTGTGCTCGGGCAGGTTCACGCTCTAGCGGCGAACGACAACACTGCCGGGGCGCCCACGCTTGGCACGCCGACACTGCATCCTGTCAGCGGGCTTGCGGCGCAAGGAATTGAAGCAACGCCGCCCACGTTGGGCACGCCGGCGATCGGCCAGGTTCACGGCCTGGGGGCGACAGGAATTATCACCCTCCCGGCAATTGGGAATGCCGGACTTGGCCAGACACACCCGCTGGCAGCGAATGACATCGAAACCGCTGTGCCGACTCTCGGGCAGCCAGTGCTTTTCCACCGCGTTACGCCACTGCGGCACGGAACCGTCGGGCGCCCCGCCAACGATGCCACGATCCGCCCCGCGCAATCGTTCACCAACCGGCCCGTGCAAATGAACGGCACACGGCCCGCACAAAGCAATTCAACCCGGCCGCGAGCAGTTTCAACAGGGAGGCGATAGATGGGATTGACGCTTGTCACGCCGCCTTCCGAATGGCCGGTCACCATAGAGGAAGCGCGGGCACAGTGCCGGATCATCAACAGCGACAGCGATGCGCGGCTCACTGGCTTTATCAAGGCCGCGACTGCGCACGTCGAAACGGCGCTGGGCGTGTCGCTGACTGAGCGCACCTATCGCCTGACACTCGACAGCTTCAGCGACGCGATTGAACTGCCGCGCGGGCCGGTTACGGCAGTGACGCAGGTGGGATATGTAGATACGGACGGGGAGGCGCAGACCGTTCCGACCGCCGATTACACGGTGGACCTCGTGAGTTCGTCGCCGTGGGTGGTGCGCAACAGCGACGCGTCATGGCCGACGACCCTCAACGCGGTGAACGCGGTGACGGTGGAATACACCGCAGGTTACGAAGTAGTGCCGGAAGACATCAAGGCGGCGATCCTGCTGACCATTCAGCACTGGAACGATGTCAGCCAACTGGAAGATGCGACGAAGGCAGCGATCCCGCCGTGGTTCGACGCGCTGCTACAGCCTCACCGCCGGGTGCTGGTGTGACCGCGAACGCCCGCGATACCCTCATCACCTTCGAGCGCGCCACCACGACGCAGGACGCGGCCGGCGAGGAAGTCAGCACCTGGGCCGAGCTCGGCACCGAATGGGCGGCGGTCAACTGGGGCCGCGGCGACGAACGCCGACAGGCGGCGATGGAACAGGGCGAGCAAGCGGCAACCTTCACCGTGCTCGACAATCCGATAACCCGTGAAGTCGGGCTCAAGGATCGCATCGTGCTCGACGGCGCGGCCTACGACATCACCTCGAACGTGCCGGGCAAGAAGCGCGGCGAGCGGGACATTACGGCAACGAGGAGCGCATGATGAGGGTTCGCACGATCCGCCGGCACATCAACGTGCACGCGCCGCAGCCGGTGAAGAACGTGGGGCGCAAGTACGAAGTCAGCGAGCGTGAGGCCGCAAATCTCATTGCTGCGGGCTACGTCGAGGAGGACAAGCCCGTTCAGGAAAGTGGCGGTGAAGGTTAAGGTTTCTGGCTTTCGAGAATTGGAGAGAGCGTTAGCGGAAGAATTGCCGCGCGCCACCGCCCGCAACGTCCTCAGGCGCACGGCCGTCAACGCGAGCAAGCGGATCGTCGACCGTGCAAAGCAACTGGCCCCGGTCGAGCGCGGCAAGCTCCGCGACGGGATCGTGACGAAAGCCGCAAAGGCAACGCGGCAGGCAGGCTCGGTGAAGTTCGATCGCTCAAAGGGTGTGGAAGTGCTGACGGGGCCGACCGGACGCCCCGAGGGCGGCAACGCGAGTTGGCAGGAATACGGCACGGTGCACATGCCGGCGCACCCGTACATGCGGCCCGCTGCAGATGCTGAGGGACAAGCGGTGATCGACGAAGTGCGCGACGAGCTCGCTAGCCAGATCGACAAGGCAAAGGCGCGGATCGCGAAGAAGGCGGCGAAGGGGAAGTAGATGGCCGACTTTGCCACTGCCCTACGCGCACGCATCGTAGCTAACGCGGACGTTGCGGCACTGGTCGGGACGCGGGTCTATCCCACAATTGTCCCGCAGAATGCGGCGTTGCCCTACGTTCGCTATCAAGTGGTGAGCGACCCGCGCCCGGAGAACCTGCAAGGCTACGACGGCTCGCGCGTTTCGCGCATCCAGATTGACGTGTTTTCCAGCAGCTACATCGCGGGGCGCGATCTAGCCAACAAGATCATTGCGGCGGTTGCTGCGCCTGCGACCGAGGCCGGGGTGCGGTTCGGCCGGGTGAAGGCGGAAGGCCCCGAGGACTTGGGCGAGGACACCGCAGACGGATACCGACATCGGCAACGCATGGACCTGCTTGTCGAACACAGTCTGGCTTAACGGTCCAACTTCAGGAGCATTGAAATGGCGGGTGAAACGCAGGAAGCCAGCACGGGCTGGAACAGCGAGGTCTGGCTGTCGTCGGATGACACGGTCGGGAATCTCGACGAGCTGGTGCAGGTTGTCAGCTTCAACGTCGGCAGCCCGAGCACAGATCGGGTCGAAACCACGCATCTCAAGTCGCCCAATCGCCGCCGGCAGTACACCACCGGCATGATCGACAGCGGCGAAGCATCGATCACGCTCAACATGCGCCGCGGTTCTGACACCGACGTTGCGTTGCAGGATGCGCTCGACACGGGCGACGAGCGCTATCTGCGCTTCAACTATGCCGAGCTCGGCGTGCTGACCTGGACCGACGACGTGATGGGCGTGGTCACCGGCTACGACAAGGGCGACGTAACCGCGGACGGCAAGATGGAAGCGACCGTCACCTTCGCGATCAACAGCGTCGTCGCCAGCGCCGCCTACGTAACGCCGACGCCGTAAGATGGCCAACGTCCTCAAGGGTGAAGTCCCGCTCAACCTGAGCGACGGGCGGCGCTTCACCCTCGTCGCGGATTTCGAGGCGACGATCGAAGCGGAAAGCCTGTACGGCAAGCCTGCGCCACAGATGGCGCAGGATGCGTCTGCCGGTTTCATCGGGGCGATCCGCGCGCTGCTGTACGGAATGCTCAAGCGCAAGCATCCCGAGGCAACACCTTCGCTCGCCGCCGAGCTTATTGCCGAGCACATGGACGAAGTCGCTGCCGCTCTGGAGGCGGCATCGGCTGCGGCGGCACCGGACGCCGCGGAGGGTAAGAAGGGGGGAAACCCTCGCCCCGCCCGTCGTGGGAAGACCTCTGGCGACAGTGGTGCGAAGCCGGCCTAGAGCCGGACGATTTCTGGCGGCAGACCCCGCGTACGTTCGCCTTGATTGTCGGCGCGCGGCTCAAGGCTCGCAACGAAGGCGAGACGGCAATCGGATGGCACGGCGAGCGGTTCGCGCGCGAGCGCAAACTGAAGTCTCTCGGCGACTACCTGAAACCCGACACCAGTACCCCGAGCGATGGGGCGGCGAACCTGCGCGGCATGATCGCGCGCATGAAAGCAAAGCAGGAGGCGGTTGCCAAAGAGGGCTGAATCTGTAGGGTAAACGGGCCGGAAAGATGCTGGAAACATCGCCCGGCCCTGACCAACGCGAAGGATGAGTTCGCATGGCTACGAAGCCCCTACACCCGACAAGGGTTTGCCGTAAATGCGCTATCGAGAAGCCGCATACCCGCGATCATTTCGTTCCGCAGCTCGGGAAGCTCACCTCACTTTGCCGAGAGTGCAACAAGGCAGACTGCGCGAGAAGGTATCAAGAGAAGCGCGCCGAACGCCTTTTGAAGATGCGGCAATATCGCGAAGAAAACCGGGAGGCGGTTCTGGCGGCACAGCGCCGCTACTATCGCGAGCATGTCGAAGAGCGGAAGGTCTATGATAGGGCCTACCGGGAAGCCAACCGGGATCGCCGCAACAAATGGCATCGGGAGTGGTCGCAAAGAAACCCCGAGCGGATCGCGTTCTACAATTCTCGTTACCAGAAGAGCGAGGTTGGTCGGGAGAATGGCAGGAAGAGAACGCGAGAGTGGAGGCGGCGCAATCTAGACCGGGTGCGCGAAGATCGACGGGCAGCCTATCAGTCAGACCCTGAGCGCCATCGTGAATATACCCGCAGGTGGCGAGAGGCGAATATAGAGCACGCCAACGCACTTGCGCGGGCATGGTATCGTGAAAACAAGGCCAAGGTGAAGGCGTGGGATCATGCCCGTCGTGTCGCGACAAACACGGGCGAGTTCTTCACTGCCGAAGATATTGAAATTATTTACTCGGAGCAGGATGGGCACTGCACATACTGCCGCACTGATTTATCCAGCGGCTACGAAGCGGATCACTTTATCCCGATCGCGCGCGGCGGCGGCAACGAACCTGAGAACATCGTCCTAGCTTGTATGCCCTGCAATCGCAGCAAGGGCGCGAAAATGCCGTGGGAATGGAGGCCGGACGAGTTCCGCACGCCGCCCCGGCCGTAATCAAAGGAGACACCTATGGCTTTGGGCGACGTTATCGCGCGCTTAAGTGTCTCATTATCCTTGGAAACAGCCGCGTTCGAGAAGGGCGCGACGGCTGCTGAGCGGCGGCTCGCGCAATCGGCGAAGTCGTTCGAGAAGCTCGGCGGCAAGATGCAGGATCTCGGCACGAAGCTGTCGCTCGGGGTGACCGCGCCGTTCGTCGCGTTCGGGGTATCGGCAACGAAGGCTGCGCTCGAAAGCCGCGATGCGATGGGGCAGGTGGATGCCGCGCTCAAGAGCATGGGCAACGCCGCCGGGCGCACGGGCGACCAACTCGCCGGGCTTGCGACGGGCATCATGCGCAAGTCGCTCTACGATGACGACGAGGTGCTGCGGAAGGTCACCGCCAACCTGCTGACGTTCGGCGCGGTGCAGGGCAAGGTGTTCGATGCCGCGCAGCAGGCGGCGGTGGACTTGTCCGCTCGGCTCGGGACCGACTTGCAATCGTCGGCCGTGATGTTGGGCAAGGCGCTCCAGGACCCGATCAAGGGCATCACCGCGCTGACGCGGGTCGGTGTCAACTTCACCGACCAGCAGAAAGTGCAGATCAAGGCAATGGTCGAGGCCGGCAACGTGGCCGGCGCGCAAGGCATCATTCTCGGCGAGTTGAACAAGCAGGTCGGCGGCTCGGCGGAAGCGGCGCTCAAGGCGGCGGGACCGATGGCGCAGCTCAAGCACCAGTTCGACGACCTGAGCGAGACAGTCGGCTCGGCAATTCTCCCGGCTATCGAGCGCCTGGTGCCCTACCTGCAAGCGGCGGCGGACTGGTTTCTCAAGCTGTCGCCGGGCACGCAGACGTTCATCGTCGGTGCGATGGGAGTTGCCGCTGCGCTGGGGCCGGTGCTGTTTGGGCTCGGCTCGCTGGTGAAGCTCGCAGCGCCGGTGCTGGCGGGGTTCCAGATGATCGGCGGCGCGATCGGCGCTGTCGAAGGTGTGACCTTGGCGGGCAAGGTAGCGGGTTGGGCTACGGCGTTCGGGTCGCTCGCCGCTTCACTCGCGCCGCTGTTGATCCCGCTCGCCGCTGTGGCCGCCGCCGGGTATCTGATTTACCAGAATTGGGACAAGATCGCGCCGGCCTTGGAGGAGTTCTGGCAAACGGTGCAGACGACGCTCGGGCCGCCGCTGCAAGAGCTGATCGCCACCGTCTCGGGCGTGCTCAGCGAGCTGTGGAATGGTCCGCTCGGCGAGATGATCCGCGCGGTCGGTTCCCGCCTGCTCGACTTCCAACTTGCGTATAGCAAGGTCATGGGGCCGGTGCTGCTCGGCGCGATCAAGCTCGTAATCGAGACCTTCTCCAACCTGTTCAAGTCGATCGGCGACGGCGTGCGTATCGTCAACGCGCTGCTGAGCGGCGACTTTGCCGGGGCGATCAACGCCGCAGGCAGCCTGGTCAATCGCATCTTCGGCGGACTGCCGGGCAAGGTGATCGGGTGGATGGCCGAGATGGTGAACGGCATCCGCACATGGGTGGTCGATAAGCTCACCGGCATCTGGGACTCGGTCAAGACCAAGGTCGACCAAGTGAAGGGCTACTTCTTCGGTCTCTATGATGCTGTGGTGGGCCACTCCTACGTGCCCGACATGGTCGACGGGATCGCGGCGCAGATGCAGCGGCTCGACGCCGTGATGGTCGATCCGGCGCGGAAGGCTGCGAAGTCCACCGCCGACGCGATGCGCGACATGGCGGGCGAAGTCTCGACGCTGCTCGACCGGCTGTTTCCCGAGGTGCGCAAGCTGCTCGATTATCGCGCGGACTTGGCCACGCTCGACAAGGCGGGGCTCGCGCCGGCGCAGGACAGCGAGGCGCGCCGCCGGCTCGGTCTCGAAAGTTACGGCATCGATCCACTCAGCCCCGTGCCGCTCGCTAACGACCAAGGCCCGCTCGTCACCTCGCAGCAGGTGACCGACAGCATCGAGCGCATCAGCAAGGCGCTGGGGCTCGCGGCGGACAAGGCGAAAACGCAGACGGTTCAGATCGCCAAGTCGTTCAAGGACATGGCCGACGCCACGGTGCAGTCGCTGCAGAACATGGTCGGCGCGATCAAGGGCGGGGGCTTCCTCGATATTCTCGGCGCGGTGATCGGGCTCGTCACGCAGCTCGGCAGCATCGGCGCGTTCGGCAAGGGCTTCGCGGCGCGGATCAATGCGCCGAAGGTCGGCGCGAACGCGAACGGCACAACCAACTGGCGCGGCGGGCTGACGTGGGTCGGCGAGCGCGGGCCGGAGCTGGTCGACGTGCCGCGCGGCAGCCGCATCCTCAACAATCGCGACAGCATGGAGATGAACAAGCTGCAGGTCGAGGTGGTGGCGAACAACAACGGGTTCGGCGCGATCGTGCGTAACTATGCTGGGCAGGTGGTGGCCGAGGCCGCGCCCGTGCTGATGGACGGCGGCGCGCGGGTGGCGGCGTCGCGCAGCGCCTATCGCCAGACGCGGCGGGTCGGATGATCGAACTGCCCGCAAGCCCGGCACCGAACGGGGTGACGCCGCGGCTGATCGATTACGGCGCGGTGCTGCGCTCGCCCACGGGCGGCGCGTCGCTGCGGCTCGACCGGGCGGGCTCGCGCTTTGCGGCCGAGGTGAGCTTCCCGCCGATGAAGGCGGACACGGCGCGGGTGTTCGTCAGTCGGCTGCTGGACGCCAAGAGCGAGGGGTTGCGCATCGAATACCCGCTGCTCGACATCCGGCAGGGCAACCCGGGCAACCCGGTCGTCGACGGCGCGGGACAGGCGGGCAAGACGCTCAAGCTGCGCGGGCTGACGCCGGGCTATGCGTTCCGCGAAGGGTTCTGGCTTTCGATCGAGGACGAGGTGGGACAGCACTACCTGCACAACTGTCGGTCGAACGGCGTTGCAGCGCCTACCGGGAGGGCGACGATGACCATCACCCCGGCGCTGCGCTGGCCGTTCGCGAACGGCGCAAAGGTCCACCTCGCCAAGCCGATGATCGAGGGGCTGGTCGATGGCAACGAGTTCAGTTGGCAGATCCCGGTCAACCGGCTGATCGCGCTGGCGGTAACGATCGAGGAGGCGGCGTAATGCTGTCGGCGGCTCCAAGGCCACTCGGGCGCTCATGGAGGTTTGTCCCTCTTGCAGCCACCGCTTTCGCGACCGCCGACAGCTCTGATTTCATAGATGGGATGGGGATATAATGCAAACCCTCGCGCTCACCGGCCTGCTCAAGATCGAACTGCCCGACGCCACGGTGCGGCTGTGCGACGGCGGGTTCGTCGTGTTCGACGGCGAGACCTACACCAGCAAGGACGCGACGTTCGGCACGCTGGCGAGCCTGCAGGCGCTCACCGAGGGCGTGGGCGAGGAAATCCCGGCGCTCGAGCTGAGTTTCAATATTCCTGGCACGACAGCGTTTGGCGATCTCGCCAAGCCGGGCTTCCAGAAGTCAGCTGTGCGTCTGTGGATCGGCGAATACGATGTGGATTCGGGAACGCTCGTGGGCGAACCCGACCTGCTATTTTTCGGGCAGCCAGACCAGCCCAAGGCGCGTGTCGGCAAGGTCGTGCGCGAATGGGCGATGACCATCGTCTCGGCGCTCGAACGGCTGTTCATGCGCAACGAGGGCAACACGCTTTCGCCCGCGTTTCACAAGTCGGTATGGCCGGGTGAGACCGGGCACGACAACGCGACGGGGCTGACGGTGCCGGTGGCGTGGGGCGTGGAAAGCTCTGGCGGCGCATACGGCGGCGGGGCCGGGTTCGGCGGCGGCAGCCAGTACCGGATGCCGATGATGAGCGAGCGAGCGCCGACGTGAAGCCGCTGCTGAGGCGTCACAAGGCGCTGCAGAAGGTGATGGACCGCTATCGGCACCTGCCGTTCTCGTGGCAGCACAATCGCACCTGCGTTCACATGCTGCGGATGCACCTGGTGGCGATGGGGCATAAGGTCGAAAAAGTCCCCAAGCTCGATGGGCCGATTGCGGCGAAGCGCGAGCTGAAGAAGCGCGGGTGGGATTCGGTCGAGGCTATGCTCGACGCGCTGCTCGATCGCATCCCGGTGGCGGCGATGCTGCCGGCTGACGTTGCAGTAGTGCCTGGCGATGGCGGCCTCGAAGCGGTCTATATCTCGCTCGGCTCGACTGCGATCGGTTATGCCGAGGGGATCGAAGGAATGGGCCTGATGACGAACCCCGGCGCGGTATTTGAGAAGGCTTGGAGGGTTTAGAGCATCATTTTTCACGGATGCAGAGCGGACGGAGGATGCTGAGCTTCACGGAGAAGTCGCCCCCTTCAAAGCCCGCCTCTATTTTTCCCTTGGCTGTGGCGACTCCGCCGGGCGAGACATGGGAGAGTTCGGCGTGAATAGTGCCTGCTTCATTCGCAGGGATGCTGCCCACCCGTCGCCCGCCCATACTTACCTGGACGGCGGGAGCGCCCTTCCATGCGGTCGCCGTCAATTGGGCGGCTAAATGGACCTTCACGCCGTATTGAGTTTGTCCGCCCGTGAGATCGCAAAGAGCGTCGCGATAGAAGGATTCGCCCACCACATTCTGATTGAACCCTCGTGTTGCCGCCAACGCAGGCAAACCGGCAGTCTGCCAGTAGAAACCGGTTTGCAGAGATGATCGTCTTTCGGGAATCTCAGGCTTGATTCCGAAAAGGCGTGACAACCATCCCATGCGGGCCTCGCCTAGTAGCAGTCTTTCCACTTGGGATAGCTAACCGCTGTTCCCTTGCGGATTTCAACAACGCTGCCTGATCCCTCAGGGCGCACGGTGTATGACGCGATCACGCCGCCGGTCACTCCCTTGTGCAAGATGACCTTGGCTCCATCCAAGTCGGCAGCCGCTGAATCGGTCTTGTTCTGAATGCAAAACGCGACGGCTTCGGCTGATCGCTCCGAACGGATGGTTTCCACTGGCGTTTGATTGAGCACGGCGTTCGTTGAGGCGCAGCCCCCGAGGGCGAGCGCGATAAGCAAGATGGGTCTCATAGCGGACCCTTACTCGAAATCGACTAATCAGACTATAGGAGGCGCACTTGGCGAAAGCCTTGAAGGTGATTGCGATCGCCGCCTCTGTCGTCGCTCTCGCCGTTCCCGGACTGCAAGGTCTTGGCGTGCTTGGTCTTTCCGCAACGACCGCAGCGACTGTCACCGCAATCGCGTCTGCAGTCTCAATCGTGGCCGGAACGGGCGCGCAGCTCCTCACTAAGCCGCCACCGGCAAGGGGAAGTGAAACCAAGATACAGATCGGGGTCGAGACGCCTTCGCCATACCTGATCGGAACGGCTTACTCGGCAGGCATTCTCCGCCATGATACAGGTTACGGGGCCACCCTTAAAAAGGTGCCCAATCCGTATCGGTTCATGGTGGTGGTCGCGTCGGTAGCTGGCCCGCTCACTGCTTGCACTCCGATGGCGGACTTTGCGCCGGTTTCGTCTTGGTATTCGGGCTTCCTGTATTCTGACACTCAACTGGGGGCATCGCCTGAGGCTGACGCACTAGCGCCGCACTGGGCTGGAGCGCCGGGCTGGTCGTCGTCTTCGAAGCTGTCGGGGCAAGCCGCGATTGGCTGGTCACTCCTTTTCGACAAGGATAACAAACGCTTCGCCTCCGGCCTCCCCGCGCTGGGCGCTCTTTGGCAAGGCGTGAAAGTGTACGATCCGGTGTTCGACAGCACCTATCCGGGGGGTAGTGGATCGCAGCGCATCGATGACGAATCCACATGGGAATACTCGGAAAATCCCGCCCTTCACGCCATCGCGTATGCTTACGGGCGTTTCCAAAACGGGAAGAAGGTGTTTGGGATAGGGCAGCCAGTTGAAGGCATCGATCTTGCGCGCTTCGTGGCCTGGCGAAATGTCTGTGAAAGTAACGGCTGGACCGCCTCTGGCACCATTTACGAGCCCGGCGACAGGTGGGCCAACCTCAAAGATATCATGGCAGCGGGCTGTGGTGAGCCGGTCGTAACGGGCGGAGTTCTTTCGGTGCGCTATCGCGCGCCACAAGTGGCCCTTGCCACGGTCACCGAAGACGACTTGGCTGATGATGATGCCAGCATCACTGCCATGCAGTCATACCGTGACCGTTTGAACGGCATTGTTCCGAAATACCGCAGCGCTGCTCATAATTACGAATTTGTCTCTGCCGACAAGGTCTCGGTTTCGACCTACGTCACCGAGGACGGCGAAGAAAAGGTAGAGGAGCGGCAGTGGAACCTGGTGCGCGACGTCGACCAGGCCGCGCAGCTCGCCGCCTATGCGCTGATGGACGGGCGCGAACTCGGGCCCATCGAGATCACGCTGAAGCCGCAGTGGCGCGTGTTCAAGCCCGGCGAGTGCCTGACGCTCGACCTGCCGAGCCTCGACTTCGCAGGCGACGCGGTGATCCTGCATCGCGAGATCGATCCCGGCACGATGAAGGTGAAGCTGACGTTGATCGGCGAGACGACGGCCAAGCACGCCTACGCGCTCGGTCAGACCGGGACACCGCCACCAACCCCGGCGCTGGGGCAGACCGCGCAGCAGCGCGACGAGCTGGCCGCAGCCGCCTTGTACGAAAGCACCAGTTCGATCGTCTCGCTCAGTCTCGGGGGCGGGCCGAACACTTACGACTCTACCGAGATCGACAACCTACGCGCGCGCCTCGACGCGATCGGCGCGTAACCCGAAGGACACCGCCCTATGCAGCAAGTCGCACGCCTGGCGCTCGGCGCTCGGCGCTGGCAGCCGTATCTGAAGACGTTCCGCTTTGCCGGGGTCGACCTGACGGGTGCGGCGCTGGAGATGCAGATCCGGCTCTACCCGAACGCGCCGGGCTCGCCGCTGGTCGATCTCGACACCGTTACGGACAGCAATGCGCAAGGTGTGCGGTTGCTCGGCGTGGAAGAGGTCGACGGCGTGCCCGTCAGCACGGTCTCGATCAAGATCAACGAAACCACCGTGGAAGCTCTGCCGTTCGCGGCCGAGGCCGGAGACGACACGGTGCTGGCGTGGGACATGCAAGTCACGCAGGCCGGCGGTTACAAGGAAGTGTGGGCCGAGGGCGAGTTCTGGGTGCTCGCGGCGGTTACTGGCGCAGGCACGGTTCCGCTGGGCGCTGCGCCGGGTGGCGGCGAGCAGCTGCGCCGCCCGAGCTTCCATTCGGGCACGATCCCGTTCCAGATCGGCGACACCGAGGTGACGCTGCAGATTGCCGGCGGGGTGGGCCCGAAGGGCGATCCCGGTCAGGAAGCCGCGCCGGCGGCCCGTGTCGATTTTCTCGCAGTGCAGGACCAGACCACCTTCCCCGTGACGGGCAATCTGGAAGCGCTCGATCCGCCGTTCCATTGGGACGAAGCGGGCGTGGTGGAACTGAACGGGCAGGAGATCAGCCCGCTCAGCGACTACACCGCGATCACGGTCGACGGCGGCATTGCGATCCAGCTTGCCGAAGGGGTCGACGCCGGCGACACCGTGACGCTGCACGCCTTCCAGCTCACCGGCATGGAGAACGGTTCGATCCTGAAGCGGGCGAGCTTCAGCATCGGCAAGAGCGGATACCAGAAGCTCACCGAGATCATCGCGCTCGACGATGCGCGCGAGGCGAATGCCGACTACGACGACGATGCGCTGGCGCAGCTCATCTCTGACGGGTTCCGCCGCATCCGCCTGCGCGCCGCGCAAGGGACCGGAACCAGCGGCGAATACCAGTTCGACGTGGATCCGTGGATCACGCCGCCGGTCGGCGACGACTTCTCGGCTTCGGTCGAAGCGCCCGGCAACCTCGTCAGCGGCATCGAGTTGTTCGGCGACGGCATGGGCGCGGACCCGGCCTACAACACCCACGTCGTCAGCCACGGCGCCAACATGGTGTTCATCTACAACAGCCTGTCGGACGATCCGAACGACAACGCGGAAGACATGGCGCTGCGCACGATGCGCATCATCGGCAAGGCCGAGACCCTGCCGCATTCGGAGTTCACCCATCTAGTGGCCGCGCATGGCTTCACCCGCTTCGCGCTCGATCGCGTGGCGATGTTCGCCGGCCAGGGCGACGGGTTCTTCGGCTCGATGGGCTTCCGCAACGACGGCGTGCGCTACAATCGCGACTTCCTCGCCACCGGCTGCCACTTCGACGGCGTGGTCAAGAAGGGCCGCAACGCGATCAGCCTGGAGGCGATCGACCGCGCGCGTATCCTCGGGAGCTACTTCGCCCGCTGGTCGACCGCCGACCATCCGGGGGCCATCGACATCGAGCCGATCGACCGGCCCGAGTACGAGGCGCGCGGCATAACGATCGCGGGCAATACGTTCGAGGATTACAACAACGCCGCAGTCGTCCTGAACCTCGGCCGTCCGACCATCTTCGCGGTCCCGACCGGGATCGTGCGGGTGTTCGACAACACCATGCGCGACGGGCGCGTGGGGGTGGACGCATTCGGCGGGTGGAACCGCGCCGACGATCTCGCCACGCTGGTGCGCCACCGCGTGCAGGTGTTCGCCAATGACATGGAGCGAGTCATCTACCCGTTGCGCGCCGAAGGCATGGCGGGGCTCGACTTCCACCACAACGAAGTCACCGACTTCGAGACATTCCTGATCGGCAACGACAGCACGTTCTCGGGCCAGAACTTCGTCAACATCGGCCTGAAGGTGGAGGACAACACCCTCACACGGGGTGGGGTCGATGCTGTCTGGACGCAGGCGAATGACACGATCGACTGCTCGATTTCGCGCAACACGCTGATCGATTGCGGCGATCCGGACGCCGAGACGCCGGTGAGCTACGGCTTCCTCGCGCGGCGCGGCGAGATCGGGATGCGGGTGAACGACAACCGCGTGCGCGAAACGCAGGGTCCGCGCCTCGCCGCGTTCGCGGTGCAGACCGACGAAGACGCGGTGATCGGGGCGAGCTCGCAAAAGTCCGGCAACGAATTCCCCGATGGCGCGCCGCCGGTCGCCGACACCTTCACGCCGACGACGCAGCCGCGGGGCGCGTATGGCAACGAGGTGCTGACCGGCGACACCATCGCCGCGGGCGCATCGGTGTTCCACGACGTCACTGTGCAGGGTGCGGTCAAGGGACAGAAGTTCAGCGTTAACCTCGACACGTTCCTGGGGCCCGACGACCGGCTGCTGACTGATGCGTTCAGCCGCGACATCGGGGTTGTCCGCGCGGTGCTGTTCAACGCCGGCTCCTCATCGATCACGATCCCCTCCGGCGCGGTGCTGACCGTGGCCGAAGTCATCTAACGGAGCGCGAACGCATGCCATCAGCCGCATTCAACTATGCCAAGTCGCTTGCGGAAATCCTCGCCTACTTCGAGGCGGGCGGATTTCCCGACGCGAGCGATTTCGCGCCTCTGGCGTCGCCGGCATTCACCGGCGTTCCGACCGCACCGACTGCTGCGGAGGGGACGAACACCACTCAGCTCGCCACGACGGCATTCGTGCGCCTCGCGGTCGCCGCGCTGGTCGATAGCTCGCCCGCCGCGCTCGACACGCTGAACGAACTGGCGGCGGCGCTGGGCGACGACCCGAACTTCGCCACGACCATGACGAACGCGTTGGCGACGAAGGCCCCGCTCGCATCTCCCACCTTCACCGGCACCGTGAGCGGGATCACGAAGGCAATGGTGGGTCTCGGCAACGTCGATAACACCAGCGACGCGAACAAGCCGGTGAGCACCGCCCAGCAGGCGGCGCTGGATGCGAAGGCAACCAAGCGGCCGGGCTTTTCAACCTACACCACTAGCCAAACCGCCGCGCTGGCAGACGAGGAGAAGCTGGTGCGGATGAATTCGGCATCGGCGCTTAACTACACCCTTCCGCAGGATAGTGCTGTCGCGTTCCCGGTCGGTGCGCGGATCGATGTTCAGCAGATCGGTGCCGGGCAGGTGACGTTCGTCGCCGGCACGGGCGCGACCATCGACGTGACCAACAAGAAGATAGCGGCTCAGTGGGGCGCGGCGTCGGCCATCAAGACAGCCGCGAATACCTGGACCCTCATCGGGGCGCTCGCGGCATGATCCCGCTCGGCATTCTGGCGGGGCAGATTTCGGGTTCGCCGGAACTCGTCATCAACGGCGACTTCGCCAGTTCGGCCGGGTGGACGCTTGGCGGCGGGTGGTCGATCAGCGGTGGTGTTGCGAGCACCTCGTCGGGCGGCGATCTTAGCCGAACCCCGAGCGTGCCGATCACATCAGGAACCTACCGCACAAAATACACTGTGGTTTCGCGCGCCTCGGGCACGACGACGATCAAGGTGTCGGGCGTGCCCGGGGCTACGCGCAGCACGACGGGGACCTTCACGGAAGACATCGTCATCGGAGCCGACACTTCAAACCAGACCATCGTGATCGCAGGTGGTGCTGCGGGTGGCGCGTTCAGCGGCGCAATCGATAACGTCAGCGTGACGAAGATCGCATGATCTACGCCTTCCTCATCCTCGCCGCCGCCGCGCTTTGGTTCGTCCTGCGTCGCAAGCCCGAGCCGCAGGGCTGGCAGGTCGGCCCGCTGGTCAAGGGCGAGAACTACTCGCGCGGGGTCGAGCTCTGGCCACCGCCTGACCTGCCCACTCGCTCGACCCCCGGCCGCATCTGGGCCGCCACCATCGAGCCGGGCGACGAGCTGGACGGGGTAACGCGGGCGCGCGGGGCGGTGGGCGGAACCATTCGGCTGCGCTACCGGGTAACGGGCAGCGTGTTCCCCAGCGAAGCGCCGGCCGAGCCTGCGGGGCTGACGCTGTTCATCCAGCGCGCGGGCGACACCTGGAGCGCGACGGGCAAGTTCGCCTCGTATCGGTTCTACAGCACCGCCTTTCTCCCGCTCGACGCGGGCGAGCATGACGCCGCGATCCCGCTGACGCCGGAGCACTGGCACAACACGCGCGGCGCGGGGGCGAGCGACCTGCCTGCCGAGTTCGCCGCGGTGCTTGCCGCGCAGGGCCGCATCGGGCTAGCCTTCGGATGGCGCGGGGGCCGGATGCACGGCGTGTGCTGCGAGACGCCCGCGACGTTCGACCTGCTGGAATGGAGCGCCGGGTGATGCTGGTCGCCGCCATCGCCATTCCGCTTGCGGCTGCGCTGGCGTTCGCCGTGGCGGAGTGCCTTGCCGACTGGTGCCGGAAGGGGAGGCGATGATGGCTGATCGCGGCGAAGTGTTCGTATCGATGCCCGACGAACAGCTCGGGCGGCTGTCGCTCATCGAGGCGATCCGGGCGAACACGGACGCGGTGAACCGGCTCGCACGGCATGGTGAGATGCAGGACGAAAAGCTCGACAAGATCAACACCACGCTCGGGCGAATCGACACCCGGTTGACCCTGCTTGAACGCGCCACGCTCAAGGACGAAGTGGCGCGCAACCGCGTCGAGATCGACGATCACGAGAGTCGGCTGAAGGTGATAGAGGCGCGGGAGAGCGAGCGGGCCGGCGCGTCGAAGTTCGCCGACGCGCTGCTCAAGTATGGCCCGTTCCTGATCGCGCTGGTGACGGCGCTGTTCATCGTGCTGGTCGCGACGGGAAGGATTGCGCTGTGACCGACCCCCGAGCCCCCGTATTCGCCGCCGTGCGCGCCGAGCTGCCGAACGTGTGGAACGACCCGGGCAACGTGCTGGCGATGGATAATCTGCTCGATGCGCTCGGCTTCCCGCGCGAGACGACGCGCGCCGTCAGCAAGGCGGGTATCGACCTCATCAAACAGTTCGAGGGCTGCAAGCTGACGGCCTATCCCGATCCCGGCACGGGCGGCGCGCCTTGGACCATCGGTTGGGGCGCGACGGGGCCGGACATCCGGCGCGGGCTGACATGGACGCAGGAACAGGCGGACGCGCGTCTAGAGGCGGACGTGCAGCGGTTCGCGCGCGGCGTGGACGATCTGGTCGAGGAAGCGACGCAATCGCAGTTCGATGCACTGGTGAGCTTTGCCTACAATGTCGGGCGCGGCGCGCTGGCATCGTCCACGCTGCTCAAGAAGCATCGCGCGGGCGACTACGCTGGCGCTGCGGCTGAGTTCGCGCGGTGGAACAAGGCAGGCGGTCGGGTGTTGCCGGGGCTGACCCGCCGCCGTGCAGCAGAGGCTGCGATATATCGGGGGCAGGCATGACCTTCCCCTTCGAAAGCGCGCTTCGCGGCGTCGGCGGCGATTACGAAATCAGCCGCGTGATCGGCGGGTTCGGGGCGCTCGCCTATTGCGTGTGCGCTAATGCGTTCGTCGCCTGGCAGCTTGTCCAGGCGCGCGAGTTCGATGTGACTGCGTACTGTCTCGCCTTTCCCGGCGGGCTTGCTGCGATCATCGCCGCTGCCGCCGGGTCCGCTGCGGTCAAGGATCGCCAGAGCGCCACGTCGCGGGTGATCGCCGAGACGGGCGCTGTCCCTGCACCGCCGCCTGCCGGGCCGCGCGTGCCGGTGGATGAACCCGATGCCTGACATTCCGCGCCAGCGTGAAGGGCAATCGTTCGCCGCGCACCAGGAAGAGGTCGCGCGGTGGATGGGCTGCACCGTGGCGCAGATGAACCGCCTGCACGATGAGACGCACCGCCGCCTCGCCGAATGGACCGGCGTTGAAAGCCGGGCGCTCAAGCAGGCCCGCGGGAAGCGGCTGAGCGATGAGGAACAGGCGCTGGCCAATCTCGAGGAAACCAGCGTGCTGCACCTGCAACGCTACTTGGTCGCGGCAACGCGCGTGAAGGAGAAGACCGCATGATCTGGGCAGCACTCACCGCGTTCGGCGGCTTCCTCAAGCGGGTGCCGTGGCCGATCTACGCCGCGCTCGCGATCATCCTCGCGTGCTGGGCATGGGGCAACCACCGCTATGCGCAGGGCTATGCGGCCTCGGAAGCGAAACACGCCGCGATTGCCGCCCAGGCAGTCGCTCAGGCGCGAAAGGCCGACGCAGCGGGCATGGAGACCGCGCAGGCCGGAAAGGCGCTCAGCGGGGCGGAAATCGAACGTGGGCGGGATGCGGCTGCGAAAGCGACCGATGATCCTTGGGGCGATGCAGTGGAGGCGATGCGATGAGAAATTCCGCATATGCGGCTTTATGCGCCTTTTTGAGTGCGCCTTTTCTCGCAAGCTGCGGCCAACCCGCCCCGATGATCCTCACCCCGCCGCCGGCCTTGCTCACCTGCAAGCCCGCGCCGGCCGTGCCCGAGACGCTGCCGCCGCAAGGCACCATCGAACGCGAGCGCGCTACGGTCGGGCTATGGCTTGCCGAGCGGGAAGCGGGGGCGGATTGCCGGTCGAATCTGGCAGGCGTCAAGGCGTGGACTGAGACGGCGAGCAAAAAGCCTTAGCCCGCTCCAACTCATCGGCAGCATAGGCATAGGCCCCGGCTGCCTGCGGGCTCGAAGCCGTGCGCGCCAGCTCGCGAAGCCAGCGGATGATATCGGCGCGTTCGGGGGTCATTCGTCTGCTGTAGGCGGCAGCGTTCCGACTGGCGAGTCCTCCCGGTGCGATCCCGCCACTATCGCCAGCCCCAATGCCGACAGGGCGATAAGCGCGCCGAGGAACCAGGCTATCGGGCGGCGGGTCATTGACGCGGTTCTATCCTCTCAGGCGGCGTCCACTCATGCCGACACGGCCCCGCATGGCCCCGCTCCAGCACGCATCGCCAGCCCTTCGCCTCGTCTATCCAGCGGTGGCAGATCACCGCCATGAAGCCGGAGTAGTCAGGCATGGTGGTTCCTCTCACGCGGCGGCGGCAAGGTGGGGCACCCCCGCGCTGGCCGCGAACAGGGGTGGAAACCTGTAAACCCGGTTTACAGCAGCCGGTTCGCTATCCGTAAATCGGGCAGGGTGGCGGGGCTGGTTTACGGTAAAACCGCGCGAAATCAGCGGGCGACCAGACCTTTTAATCAGTAGGTCGCTGGTTCGAACCCAGCAGGGCTCACCACTTTTCAATGACTTAGCGGCGGGCATGAAATCCGGTTTACATTCGGTTTGCAGAAACCTCAATTCTTGCGCCCGATCCGCCGCGCCATTTTCCGCGCCACGCGCGCCCGATCGACGTAGCGTTGCCGAATCGCGGCCACCTTTTCGGTCGTCCATCCGGTGAAGTATGCGAGTTCCTGATCGCTGAACCCGCGCTCTGCCAGCGTCGTTACGAACGTCCCGCGCAGATCGTGGAACGTGCGGTCGAACCCCTCGGGCCGGGCACGCTGCCACGCCGTGCGAAAACCGCTCGGCGTCCACGGCTTCCCGCTCATGTTCCGCAGCACGGCCCCGGACCCGCGCTTGCCGAGCGCCTTGCGCAGTTCGGGATAGATCGGGATGACAACGCGCGAGTGCGTTTTCTGCGCCGTCAGCTCGATGTCGAGCTTGCCGACATGCTCCCATGACAGTCGCAGCAGGTCGGACTGGCGAAGGCCGGTCAGCTTGCCGAGCTCGAGCACCCGATGCACGGCGGGCGGCACGTCCGCGACTGCCTTCCAGTGACGCGGCTCCCAAATGAGGTCCGCCCGGTTGGAGCGGTGAAGCGAGCGCATGTCCCGCGCCGGGTTGTCCGTCACCAGCCCTCGGTCGAGCGCCCACCGCAGCACGGTTTGCAGCATCTTGACGCCGCGATCCGCCGCGCGCGGGGTGTCCGCCAGTTCGTCCCGCCACAGCAGGATTTCGGCGCGGAGTTCCGGTATCAGCCGGATCGGCACCTTGCCGAAGCGCGAGGATATGCGGTTCAGCCACAGGCGGTAGTCCAGTTGGGTCGCCGGGGCGCGATCGGTGAACGCCGGACTAGCGCGGTAAGCGTCGAGCAGCGCGTCGATATTGTCGCCGGGCGCGCTATGCCGCAACGCTTCCGCCGCCTTGTCGAGCAGCTTGCGGTCGATAACGGGTCGGGCGCCGTCTTGAACGAGAATGCACGGCCCGCCGCGTGCGGCATAGACGTAGAAGCGTTCACCGCTTTTCAGCCGCTTTCGGACGATGTGAAGCCCGGTTGATGTAGCTGCCAAGGGAATCGCCGGTGTTCGAGTTGGCGGGCGGCGAGACCTTTACGTAGTCCGCCCCGATGTCAACGCCGCAGCGCGCGAGGTCGATGCCCTCGGACTTGAGGTAGTCGAACACCTCGCGCACCTGGTCGAGCGGGACAAGGCGTTTGCGCGCCGTCACTCGCCCCTCCCAAGCGCAGCGCGGGCTTCTTCGGCAGCGCTGCGCGCTTCATCCCACTCGCCCTGTGCCTGCATGACGTAGCCGAGCAGCTCAGGATTGCCGCGTCGGTCGACCTCAACCCATTCCTCGACGGGTAGTGCATCAACCGCCGTTGCGATTCGCCCCAACACCCCCTCCAGCCTCTCGATACGCGCCTGTAGCTCGGCAATGCGGGGGTCTACATCGGCCTCGCTCGTCTTGGTGAGGCTTTCGATCAGATCGATTGCGTTGTGCATAGAGGGCGCAAGGCGCGAAACCACATGGCGCATATTCGACGCACTGATTGCGTCCAGCGTCATGCCCGCGTCTTTCAGGACCGCCGCTGCTCGCTTTAGGTCCGGCTCGGGGAACATTGCCAGCGGATAGGCTTGCTCCCAACCGCCGATTTCCTCCCGCAACCGCTCCACCATCTCCCCCGCGTCAGCCATGGTGGTTCTCCGAACGGGTGCGAAGTGCGGCTGCGATTTCATCGAGCGCATCGGCGATGAAGAACGTGTTGCCGTCAGCCGTGCTGCCGTTCCACTCGCGGACGAATTGCGCTGTCTCCTCCCTGCCTTCGCGCTTACCTGCGAGGCGGGCTTGGGCAGCATAGTTTGCGAGGAACTGAGGCAAGCTGACTGCCCCGTTGAAGTATGCTTTCGCCGCTTCACGATCCGCCTGCGACACGGCCACCTTGTCTGTGGTCATTGGGGGTTCTCCTTGAGGTAGTCGCGCACGGCGAGGCCGGTCTGGTTGTTGAAGTAGAGATCCTCGAAGCAACTGCCGTAGGAGTAGTCACCCAACCTGAGCCGTTCGAGCGAACGGGCGGTCTGGAATTGCGGGCCCTTGAGTGGAACACCTGTGGCGGTATCGTCGCGTCCCCAACCACCTCTCTCGCTGGCAAGGATCAAGCGCCGCTGCGCCTTCGTCAGCCCCCGCGCGATCTGCGCTATGTCCGGCGCGCTCATTGGTCGGCGCTCCGAGGGGCTGGCGGTGGGGGTAGCGGCATCCAGCCCGCGAAGTGACGGTCGCTCATGCCGCCATAGCCGGGGAAAAGGGTCCAACCCAAGTCGAAGCCTCCCTCCGTCACGCCTTCGTGCCAGATTTCGAAGCTGCGATTAGGCCACTGTGGCTCGTCTGCGCGCAGAATGGCCCAGATGCGTGTTCCGTCTCTCGGCGCGGTTTCGAAGGGCTGCCACTCCGCCGCTTCCTCGAACGCCTTCCTTCTCGCCTCTGCTTCTATGAGTGGACGGGCTGCGGTAAGGGCGGCTTGGGCCATAACCAGTTCGTATTCGGACGGTTCGCCCCAATATTCCAACTCTCGATTGGCCTGCATGATCGCCCGCGCCACCACTTCGACCTCACTCGACATGGGATTTCTCCAAGTGAGCGCGGACGGCGAGGCCGAGAGGCGTAATCGCGGACTTCCCGTAAGCAGGGCGCGGGTTCCAGATACCGAGCCGATAAAGCTCCGCCTCGCCTTCGTCCTGCTCTGCCGGGTTGCTCCACGCGAACACACCTCGCACCGCTGCGGCCTGTTTGTAGGTCAGCGATGCCGCTATCCGTTCGATCTCACTCGCCATGAGTGGTGCGAGGTCGTTATTCATGGGTGGTGTCCGGGTTGGAGGGGTTGGGCGCAGGCATAGATGCGAGGGTGGTGCGGGCGTCTTGTGCTGCCCCGCGCGCTTCGTCCCATTCGCCTTGCGCTTGCATGTAGTAGCCGAGCAGTTCGGGACCGTGCGGCCCGTCTTGAACCATGTCTTCGACTGGGAGCGACTCTACGGCCGTCGCAAGCCGCTCCAACGCCTCCCGCCACGCATCTTCCCTTGCGCGGGCTTCTGCGAGGGCGGAGAGGATGCGGTCGCAGAGGTCGTCTGGGACAATGCGAAACTTTCCGGCATCGCTCCCCTGATACATTGTGAGGGACAACTCTCTTGCCAACTCGGCGCGGTCGGTGTCGGTCATGGTTTCCTCTCGTCCTGGGGGCTGTCGGGTGCATCCTGACGGACCGCCACGGCCGCGCAGAACTCGCAACGCCTCATGCAGAGGTCGCACCCCTCGTCGGGGTACATGCAGGCGTATTCCTCGAAGCAATGCGCAACGTAGCCTTCACCGCCGCAATTCCAGCACTCGTTGTCGAAGTCATCGAAGTCATCGAAGTCAACCGAAGCGCCCTCATCCTTCATGTCGATTTCCTCCTAAACACCCGCGCCAGCCCAGTCCGCGGCAGGGGTTGCGCTTCTTCCGGCGAGCGGGCGCGGCGGTTCCGTGCCATCCACTCGGTTGAGCTCGGAACCCCGCGAAGGGGCGCTTGGGCGGTGGAGTGTTCCATCATTCCTCTCCTATCGGGGTGTGTCGGGTGGTTGTGGGGGGCGTCACCGCAGCACCGCCATGATGATGACGAGGCAGAGCCAGGCGGTAACGACACACTCGGCCATGATTTCGGAGCGCGTGAGAGCGGGGGTCAGCATGGGCGATCTCCCCGCGCATCGAGGGCAATCTCCCGACACGCGGCGCGAAACTCGGCCTGGCCAAGCTCGATCCAGCGCCGTTCCCATTCGTCGTTGATCGGGCCGTCGCGGACTTCGGCGAACGCCTTGCGCGCACGCTCGGCCCACCCGAACGGATCGCCCGCAATATCAGCCGCAACCGATGCGTCGCAGTTGGCGGATTGACGCGCGCGTCCCGGCGTATGCACCGCCCCGCTCACGACTGACGCTCCCACTTTTCCATGAGAAGCCGGTCGCGGTATTCCTGGTAGCGCCAGTCTGCTTCCGCGGCTTGATCGTCGGCCCAATCGTCACGCGAGCGCGCGATGGCCTGTTCGAGCAGCGCGTCCTCTTCCTCGCTCGAGAGCGGGAACTCGCGCCCTTCGTGCTTGACCGATACGATCTCGCACTCGCCGCCCTCTGCGGGCTGCCAATAGGTCGCCTCGATAAACGGCGTCACGGTGTAGGTGATGGTCAACTCGACCTCGCGGCGTCCGATCATGTGATCGACGCGGAACTGAAAACGCTTGCTCCCCATCACTGGCGCTCCTGCAAGTGGGCGCGGACGGCGAGGCCCAAGCCCGATAGCCATGTTCCGCTGCCGCAGACGGTGTATTCGTCCTCGTTGTAGAGAACGCCGTAACGGGCGAGCCCATCGGCGCGGAATTGCCGTATGACCTTGCGAGCCTCGGCAAGCGGCACGCCAGCCTCGTCCGCGGTGCGCGCAACCGGATAAACGAACTCGCCGTCGCTCATTCGCAGCAAGACTGCCCGCTGCGCATCTGACAGCCCCGCAGCAATGCGCTCGATGTCGGTGGTGTCGGTCATGCTGCCCTCCTCGGTGCTGCGCAGTCAGCCGCCTCGACCGCAGCGGCGGCTTGGGTAAGCAGGCTGGCGAAGTCGCTGTCCTCGGGTGCGCGATCGGCCATTGCGTCCAGCTCGGCCCAGATCGCGGCCAGGCGAGGGTTGCTGAACCGGCCCATCGTGCGCTGACGGGAGGCGGCAACGGGCGAATGACGCTCGATGATGTCCGCGAGCGCGCTCACAGCAGCACCCACACGCCGACGAGCAGCGCGAGAACAGCGGCCCACGCCCATGCTGGCACGGCAGGGTCGCTCGGATGCCGGTAGGTCGCGGTGAAGCCCGTGACGTTGCCAGAGCGGGTGATGCCCGAACGGTTCGGATTAACCGGGCGGTGCTCGTAGGTGCTCATGCTGCACCTGCCGGGGTGGGTTCGGGCAATTCAATGCCGGTCAGGCGGCAGTATTCCTCCGCCCACTCCAGCGCCTTGGCCGCAGCAAATCCGCCGCCGCTGTCGTCTCCGGGCTTGTCGCCTTCGCGGATCATCAGGAACCACTGCTCGGCAGGGTGACGGCTGCTGGCATCGGGGAACATCGCGGTGTAGGATTTCCCGGCCGCATTCGCCAAAGTGCCGACGAGACAGGCACAAGAGCCTTCGTATTGCGAGCCGTTGACCTTGCCGTTGCGGAGCGCAGTGACGAGCGCGGGCACTTCCTCGCGGGCTTGCGCCAGTGTCATCCACATGTCGGCCTTGAAAGACCGCAGGTCGGCACCGCTCAGGTTGGCACCGCTCAGGTTGGCACCGCTCAGGTCGGCACCGCTCAGGTTGGCACCGCTCAGGTCGGCACCGCGCAGGACGGCAACGCGCAGGTCGGCACCGCTCAGGTCGGCATCGCGCAGGTCGGCATCGCTCAGGTCGGCAACGCTCAGGACGGCACCGCTCAGGACGGCACCGCGCAGGTCGGCATCGCTCAGGTCGGCACCGCTCAGGTCGGCACCGCGCAGGACGGCACCGCGCAGGTCGGCACCGCGCAGGTCGGCATCGCTCAGGACGGCACCGCGCAGGACGGCAACGCGCAGGTCGGCACCGCTCAGGTTGGCACCGCTCAGGTCGGCATCGCGCAGGTCGGCACCGCGCAGGTCGGCATCGTTTTTACGCGCCCACCGCACCGCCAGCCCGAGCTTCACGCGCGGCGTCATGTCCGGGGTGACTTCGATCTCGGCGGTGAACTGAACCGCGTTGGTGAAGCGGTCCCTGACCTCGAACTTCTCGCTCGCCATAATCCTCCTGCCAGATTGACCGGAGGCGGCGCTGTCTTGATCGTAGGTGCTCATGCTGCTTGCTCCAGCTTCGCTAGTTCGGCGCGCAGGGCTTCGACACGTTCCGCGCGGTTCGCTTCCGCCCGTTCGGCGGCGGTGGCTTCGATCTCGATGACCGCCTGCACCTTGTCGGCGAACGTCTCGCCTCGCACAAAGCTATGCTGCCCGCGTCCCGAGCCTTCGTTGCTGTCGAAGTATGTGACGCCTACGTGGTGGCTCTCAGGCGCGGATGAGTAACAGGCGCTATCGATAAGCCATGACGACCCGACCGGGGTGTGCCGCTTGATGATCTCCATTGCCGCGTTGAGCGTCTCGCGCTCGGCTTGCGTAAGTTCGCTCGCCATAATCCTCCTGCCAACCCGATGAGAGGAAGTTCTCGCGGGTTGGTGAGAGGGGTTTACGCCCGATGTAAGGGGCGGTCAAGCACTAATTGCGTGGGGTGTAAGCTGGCTGCTAGCCGTTTTGGCGCATTGCCTCGATGAGCGCGAGCACCTGGCGCTGCTGTGATTCGTTGAGATGCGCCATGAAATCCACAACCTCCCCTTCCTTAAGGGGGTTGCGATCTAGAAGGTGGCCAGCTCGCGTGTCGTAAATATCGGCGAGTGCCTCTAGAATTCGCTCGCTATACGGCTGCTTACCGTTTTCTAGCCGGGACAGGCTTGCCGCAGTGGTGGGCAGCAAGGGATCATCTAGCCCGGCGAGTCGCCCGACGACCTGCTCTTGCGTGAGGCCCCGCTTCTTTCTCCACTCGCGAAGGTAGTGCTTGCCAGCCATGGCTGACAATTTCCTACACGGGGTGCAAGTGGTCCATGCGCTCCCATGTAATTGAGGGGTTGCCATAGCCTTACGCCCCATGTAAGTAGGGGTCATGGACCTCGATACCTACCTGCGAACCAGCGGCGTCAGCGGAACGGCCTTTGCCGATCGCGTGGGCATCAGCGCCGCATCGGTGACGCGCATTCGCAAGCACTCCCAGAATATCAGCCTCGACCTCGCTAAGCGGATCGTCGCGGCGACCGGGGGTAAGGTCACGCTCGAAGCGCTGGCTACTGGCAAGGCAGCCGCCTGATGCGCGACCTCGCCCTCATCATCGTGATCGCCTCGATCGCCTACCTCGCATGGATTGCGTGGATGTGCCGCAACGCGCCCGAAGGCTTCGAGGACGCTGACGGCTTTCACTTCGGCGAGCCGGGGGACGAATAGATGAACTGGGCCGCAAACATTTGGGGCCGGTTTGCGGCGGCACACCACAACTCCGGCCCCGGCATGGAAGGTCAATTCACTATGGCTACTGTTACCAAAATAGCCAGTGCGGGGCAACCGCCCGCTGGCACCATTCACTGGCTGAACACCTGCCTTGAACGCGGGAAAAGTGAGGTATTCACTGAACGCGCCGTTCTCGTTCCCGGAGTGGCTGGTGCGCTTCTTTCGGCGAACCCGAACAACCGGAACCTCTCTGAGAAGCGCGTCGCGCAGTATGCGAAGGACATGGTTGAAGGACATTGGACCTTCAACGGCGAGCCAATCATCGTCGCCAGCACTGGCGAGTTGAATGACGGCCAACACCGCGCGCAAGCGGTCATCGTCAGCAACCGTCCGCAAGAGATGTTGTTCGTTTTCGGCGTGACCCGCGACAGCCGCGTTACCGTCGATCAAGGCGCGGCGCGCACTGCCGGTCACTACCTCGCAATGGACGGCATAAAGAACGCAAATGTCTGCGCGGGAATTGCGCGGATTGTGCTCGCCTATGAGGAATCGAACGGGACCAAGACTCGAAACGATGCCTCGAATGCTGAGGTCTTTGAGCGGGTTCGTCGCGACGAAGATATCCAGCGGGCAGCTAACTACGCGGTTTCGGTCCAGAAGTTTGCGCGAGGTATTCTCACCGCGTCCTACATTGGCAGTGCCTTCTACATCTTCTCCGAAATTGACGAGAAGGATGCGAAGGAGTTCCTGGATCAAGTCTGCATCGGTGAAAATATCAAGCGCGGCGATCCCGCTTTTACTGTTCGCAACGCGCTCGCCAATCACGATTCCGCCGGGACACACAACGCTCGCCGCAACGCAATAGAGGTTCTTTTCCGGGGCTGGATCGCGTTCCGGCAGGGGCGGAAACTGACGCTCGCCAAGTGCCTTGGCGTTCTCCCGGCGCTGGTCTGACCGATGGAAACGACCCGCATCCCCGTCGAAAGCATCGAAGTCGGTAAGCGCGCCCGTGCGCTTGATAACGATGCGGTGAAGCGCCTTGCCGCCTCGATGGATGCGATCGGGTTGCGGTCGCCCATCACGGTGCGCGTGGTCGATGACTACGTGCTGGCGGACGGGGAAGTCTGCGATGGTGTGCCGGTGCTCGTTGCCGGGCACCATCGCCTCGCCGCCGCTAAGTCCCTCGGGTGGGCGCAAATCGACTGCATCGATGCAGACGATGACGAAATCAGCGCCGAACTTTGGGAGCTGGCCGAGAACCTTCACCGGCTCGATCTGACGAAGGAACAGCGCGACGAACATATCCGGCGCTATGCCGAACTGCTTGAGGCGCGGCGTGAGGTTTCGCGGCAAAATGGCGCAAAACCTGCCAGCACTCCGGTCGGCGGACGGCCTAGGGGTGTTGCTCGCGAGATAGCCGAAGAAACGGGCGTTAGTGTTCGCACCGTTCAGCGCGCGCTCAATCCCAAGCCCGCGCCTGAACCCAAGGCTCCACTGCCCGATCACGATGTTTTCACGGTGCAGTTCAACGCGCTCATGGCCGCTTGGAACCGCGCCGGTCCCGATGTGCGCGAAGCCTTCCTGTCGGAAATCGACGCGCCCGTATTCGACAGCACGAGGGCAGCGGCATGATCGCGGGAACGGACGGCTTGTCGCTCCTCGCCATTCTCGGCGGCTTCGTGCTGCTGCTGATCGGCCTCGGCAACCTGATCGCGGGGCGTAGGTAGATGGGCCGCCCCGTCGCCTGTCCGCACCCGTTCCCGTTCCGCTTCCATCGCACGGTCGAGGAAACCGACCGGCTCGCGGAGGACGTGGTTCACGATAACGCCATGCGCAACGGCAGCGCCGCCCTGCTGCGCGCTATCGAGAGGAGCCGCTGAATGGCCTTGTCGCACTGCCTCGAATGTTCGGAATGGATCGACAGCCCGTGCTCCTACGTGCGCTGTCCATTCCGCGTAGCCGCACCGATCCAGAGCGGCTTCGATGCGAGCGAGGGCCAGCCCAATGCCGGCCCTGCCGTGTGCGTCTCCCTTCATTCCGCAACCACTACGCCGGGAGGCGCACCCGAATAATGTCTGAACTTTGTGCCCCCGCGCAGGATTCCAAGGATGCGCAGGCTGAGCTGTTCCGCCTCGCCAAGTCCGAACTCGGGCTTTCGCTCGAAACGATCCACAACCGCTACAAGCCGCTCAAGGTCAGCACCATGCGCGAGTGGGCCAAGGGTGTCGCCGCAATGCCCGCGTGGGCGATTGGCGCGCTCGGCCAGGCAGGCGTTCCCGATGAACTGCTGAGCCTCGTGTTACAGCCGTTCGCGCGCCACGTCGGCACTGACGAGGATGGCGAAGGCGACCTAGACACGGCCGGCCTCGATGCTGGCGACGCGGCCCATGCCATTGCCCGCGCGCGGCATCCGAACAGCCCCGGCGGCATTGCAATCGTCCCGCAGGAGCGCGCGGCCATCGTGCCGCTGCTGCGCAAGTCGGTCGCCAGCGGGCGGAGGGCTGCGGCGTGAGCGCACAAATTCCCGAAATAGTCCGGTTCGTGAAATTCATAGACGTGCGCGCGCCTCGCGAATGCTGGCCTTGGACAGGTTCCACCTTTCCCTCCGGCTATGGCAGCTTTTTTCGGCAAGATGGGACTAAAGCAACCGCCAGTAGAGTATCATACGAGTTGCTGGTCGCGCCCTTCGACGACGAACTGAAGGTGCTTCACCGATGCGACAATCCAATCTGCGTCAATCCCAACCACCTTTTTCTTGGGACTTCGGCAGACAACGCGCAGGACCGAGAAGCGAAGGGCCGCGGCGGCAACAGCAAGAAAACGCATTGCCCCAAGGGGCATCCCTACGACGCAGAGAACACATACGTTCGCACTCGGGACGGTAAGCGCGGGTGTCGCATCTGCCGTTCGGATGCAGACCGCTTATTCAAGCTGCGCCGCAAAGAACGCCGCGAGATCGGCCCCAACGAGCGCGCCGATCTCGACGCGACCGTGGTGCAGTTTCCGGGGGTGGCGGCGTGAACGACTACGACTTCCCCGACGAGCCCGACTGGACCGACCCCACTCCATCGCGCGCGTGGATCGTCTGCCTCTGTCTCATCGCCTGCGCGGTGATCGGCGCCGGGGCTTGGGTGTGGGGGGGCGGGAAGTGAACGCGCCGGCCGATACGAAGGCGCTCGACGATGCGCAGTTCCGCGCATCGGTCGTCGGCGCGAGCGAAGTCGCGGCGCTGTTCGACGCCTGCCCCTACCTTACGCATTTCGAGCTCTGGCACCGCAAGACCGGCGACATCGCCACGCCCGCGTTCGACGAGATGCGCGACGACGGCACGCCGGAGAACG